GCGTCCTGGTGGCTGGGCTCGTCGGGCTGGGCTCGTCGGGCTGGGCTCGTCGGCTCGTCGGCCCGCCCGCGCGAGTTGGCACGGCTCGAGCGGCAGCGCGGCGGCTTGGCCGGGCGTCGAGCGGGGGGAGGCCCCTGCGGCATGGGCCCGAGCGGCGGCGGGGGTAGGGGGGTCCGCGCGCACGAAATTTTCAAAAATTTTCCTGTGGAGTCGCCTGGGCTGTCGGCTGGGTAAGCGAAAGGATGGTGGAGAGCTCGAATTGGCTCCATACGCTTTGGATTGATGGGGTTACGGGGATTTGGGGGGGGTCTTGCGCCGGGTTGTATCAAGGTTGGCGGTGTGTCCGAATCGAGGTTAACCCGTTGGGTTCGCGGGAGTTGGCATGGGGCATGGCATGGGGCATCGAAGGGGCATGGGATGCCCCTAATATATGTACTGCTATGTCTTCAGTACAGAGCTTCTAACTACCCCGTTGTGAATCTAGTGCCCCTACGCGCGAGGGGGGTGCGCGACGTGATTTGAGGCATTGACCGGGCGGCCTCAGCCGTGCATTATCCGGGGAGTCGGAGGGGCGCGTGGCCCGCGGCGGTCGCGTGAAAGCGCGGCGCCTGGGACTCAGCCTCCGCAGGTGTAGGCCCCGCTGCCCTGCCGCGCGCCCGCCGGCCTGCCTTCCGACCCTGGGAGCCCCAATGGACATTCACCCGCACGCCCTGCTCGTGCAAGGTCTGTATGCGTCGCCGGTCCGGGTCGAGCTCCGGCCCGATGCCGGCGGCGCGATCGTGACGTGGACGTTTGCGACCGACGTGCTCCGGGCGTTCCCCGGGCGGTTCCCCCAGGTGGCGTCGCTGATTCGGCAGTTCATGGAGCCGCGGTCGGTGCTGCTGGCGCACGACTTCTGGCCGAACGAATTCGCGGCGGCGAACCCGCTCGTGCCCGACTCGCCGTTGTCGGGGTGGGTGGACCTCGACGGCCAGATTTTGGTGCGGCAGGACGCCGACCATTTCGTCGCCCAATATCGCGTCGTGTCGCGCACCTGCGTGCGGGCGCTCGAGCAGCAATTTCCCCGCTTCCCGGACGCCGTCGCGAAAACCTGAGCATTGCACCGGCTATAGCTGGGGTGCGACAGTGTGCGCGTGGAGCCGACCGTCGCACTCGTGCCCGCGGACCAGGACCCGGAGGACGCGACCCCCCTCGAGGAACTACTGTTTCCGGCCCTCCCGGAGATTGCCAACGAGTCCAAACTTGGCAAGGCCATCACCGAACGGCTGACGAAACAGCGGCTCCGCGCGACCGCGATTCTGACGCTGCAGTCGCAGGGGTTCTCCCGGCGCGAGATCGGCCGGATGTGCGGCATGTCCCCGAACGCCGTTCGTATGGCGCTCAACCGCGCCCGGAAGCTGGGGCGGCTGAACGACCTCCGGAGCATCCTCGAAAACGACTCGATGGCCCTGGCCGTCGAAGGGCTCAATCACCACCTCCGGCTGAAGGACAAAGACGCCATTTTCGAGCACCTGAAAGGCATGGGGCAGTGGCGGTCCTACAACAACAACAAGCACGACGGCGTGCCGGCTGGCGGTCTGCCGGAACTGAACGTCGTCGTCAACGTGGTCGCGGGCGCCCCCAGGCCGGAAGTCGTGGCGCTCGGCGTCCCGCGCGAGGACACCGATGCCTGAGAAACCGACCTACGACGTCGCGGAACGGTTCAAGGAAGTCGCGAAGCGGGCCGAGGGAATGCGGAAGCGGCCGAATCCCGCCCAGGCCGCGCCGCCGCCGCGCGTGCCGACCGACGACGAGATCGCCTACGAAACCCGGCCGGGTGCGGCCTCGAAGCGCCGCGGCGACGTGAATCTCCCGTATGAGGGGCCGGCGCTCCAAGCCCTGAAGAAGCGGCAGTAACCGGCGTGGCGAAAGAGGTTCGGGGCAACCCCACCGGGCGCGTCGAACTTCTCGACAATCCGAATCAGACGGCGTTCCTCGCCGCCCTGGACCAGAAGACCGCCAGCGGCCGCCATGCCTTCCACCGGCTCGCCCTGTTCGCGGGCCGGCGCGGCGGGAAAACCCGCATCGGCGCCGTCGCCACCGCCAAGAAAATGCGCGTGCCGAAGTCGTGGGGCTGGGTCTGCGCGCCGACCTACCCCGACCTCCACGATTTCGTCATCCCTGAAGTCTTCGCCACCATCCCGCACGCCTGGATCGGCAACTGGTCGGAACAGCACTACGAACTCGAGCTGAAGAACTACGCCAAATGCCAATTCCGGTCGCTCGAGGACCCGGACAAGGCGCGCGGCCCCGGGCTCAATTGGGCCTGGATCGACGAAACCCGGAAGGTCGCGGAACTCGCCTGGAAAACCATGCTGCCGGCGCTGACCGACAAAGGCGGGCAGGCGTGGTTCACCACCTCCCCCAACGGGTTCGACTGGTGCTACGAGTCGTTCTGGGTGCCGGCGAAAACCAACGTCCCCGGCTATTGGGCCGTGAAGTATCGCACCGCCGACAACCCGATCTTTCAGACCGCCGACGGCCGGGCCGAGATCGAAGACGCGCGCCGCTCGATGGACCCGCTGTTTTTCCAGCAGGAATTCGAAGCGGATTTCGTCACCTTCACCGGCGCGATCTACGGCATCACGGTCAACAACACCCTGCTCCGGACCGATGCCGAGATCGCCGCGGTCATCCCGGAATGGCCGCTCATCGACCCGACCCGTGAGAGTTACGCCGGCCTGGACCCGGGCGCGGACCACCCGTTCGCCGGGCTCCTGGCGATCGTCGTCCCACGCGGGCTCGTGGTCATCGGGGAATATCTCGAGCGCAACAAGCCGATCGGGGAACACGTCAACGGCCTGCACGCGCTGCTCGCGTCGTTCAATCCCGCTCGGCCGTTCGCGCCGACCGTCTGGGCGATCGACCGGTCGCAGAAGCAGTTTTCGATCGAACTCGCCCAGCACCGCATCTACGCGACCGCCGCGGAAAACAACGTCGAAAACGGGATCCGCCGGACGCAGTCCTGGATCCACACCGGCCAGCTGTTCATCCTGGCGGACCGGTGCCCGCGGCTCGTCGAACAGCTGCGCGGCTACCGCTGGGCCGACAACACGAAGCCGGACGGGCAGGCGTTGAAAGAGCGCGTCATCAAGCGCAACGACGACCTCCCCGACGCCCTCCGCTACCTGCTGATGGCCGGGCCCTCGCTGCCCGACGTCGAGGTGCAGGCGACCGACGGCCACCGCGATACCCGCGCGCTGCCGGGCGACGTCCGGTGGCAAGTCGAACGGATGATGCGGTGCGACAAGAAGATCCGCGGCGAGGACGACGGCGACTCGAGCTTTTTCGGGAGCGACGACGAATCGACGCCCCTGGCCGATGACTCGATCGGCTACGACCAGGACCACCCGACGGCCCTCTTTTGGGCGTAGGAGGACCGATGCCTTTGTGGTTGCGACACCCGATTCGGCTGATTCGTGGGCTGTTCCTGAACCGCGACATGAACGACCCGCTGTGGGACGGCGGCCAGATCCCCGACCACCTGCAGCAGTTCGCGCCCGGTGAAATTCTCCCCTGGAAGGGGGTATCCTTCCGCGTCGGCAAGGTCATCGGGGGGAAATTCCCCATGGTGATCCTGATCCCCGCCGGCGCGACCCACGGCAAACGAATCAAAAACCTGCGGATCTTCCGCGACATGCTGCGCGAGGTGCGCGATGCGTCTGTTCCGAAAGCCGGCTGACCCGGCGCCCGCCCAGACCGGCGCCGATTTTCTCCTGGCCGCGAACGAAGGGCTGGAAGCGGACAACGACCGGTTGTCAGCGGACAACGACCGGTTGCGCGCCCACGTCGACGTGCTCACGGGCCTGTTGAAATCCCGACAGGACGTCGCCGCGATGCTGCAGGTGCGCGATCACGAACTGGCGATCGTGCGAGCCGAAAATGCCCGTCTTCAGGCGCATTTCGACTGGCTGGCGAGCCACGTCAACAACATCACGATCGAGCGGGGCGTGCTGTTCGACAAGGTGCTCAACGTCACCTTCCCGGCCGTCCCGATCATCGCCCGCGAGCTCCCCGGCGCCGACCCGGCCTACACACCCTCGCCCATCCAGGGCGACGTCGTGAAGACCCACCCTGACCCGGCGCTCGGGGACATTCTCGCCAAGGCCCGCGAGATCCAGGACTCGGCCCGCCGCGGGCCGATCGACCAGGACGGGCCCCTGCATCTGAGCTTCGACGACATGGGCGACGAAGCCGCGTCGCGCGCTGGGATCTTCCACGCGCCCGACGGCACCGTCGCCACGAGGTAGCCGATGGACTATCCACAGATGCCCCTGACGGGGCCCCCGTCGATCATGCCGGAGGCCCCCGGCGAACAGGCCACGATCGCCGCCCTGTTCGGCGGTCCCCCGGTGCCCCAGCCGGGCGCGATGCCCGTCGACCCCTACACCGACCTCGAGGGGCTGAAAAAGTGCTGGAAGGACGCCTACAAGCGGTGTTTCGACCGCCGGGAGGTGTTCGAAGCGATCTGGTGGCGGCTGCTGCTCTACATTCTCGGCCGGCAATGGATTTACTTCGACCGGTCCGCCGGCCGCTGGCTAGACAAGCGGTTGCAGCGGTGGATCCCCAAGCCCGTCACGAACAAGATCGCGGAAACCCTCGCCGCGATCATGAGCGTCTTCGGCAGCGTCGAACTGGCGGCCGTCGCGCGCCCGGAAGGCGCCGACCCCAAGGACGTCCAGGCCGCGGAAACCGCGACGAAATACGAGCCCGCCATCCGGTCCGAACACAACATGGAGGAAGTCGAGCTCGAGATGGATTTCTGGCTGGGATCCCTGGGCAACGTGTTCCTGCACCCGTGGTGGGACACCGGGGGTGGCGGCCCTCAGCGGTTCATTCCCTTCGAGCAGTGCACGGTCTGCACGAAGGTGTCGAACCCGGCTGAGATCAAAGCGGCGGGGCACGTGTGTCCCGAGTGTGGCAACGCGCAATTTGCGTCCGCGGTCAACGCCGAAACCGGCGAACCCGTCGGCCAGCGCGTGTCGCAAGGCAGCGGTCGCACCGACGTCGTGTCAGCCTTCGAAATTGCGATTCCGCCGGTCTATCCAAAGGCCGACGACACGCCCGAACTGACGCGGATCCGGTGGCGGGCCCGCCAATACTGTGAGGACCACTACCCCGCCGACATCATCGAAAAAATCGTCTGGGAGAAGAATTCGAGCGAGCACACGCTGCAACTCTATCGGTCCCTGGCGAACGCCACCGACATCGGCTCCCTGCCGCAGATGGGCGGGGCCGGCGACGCCGCGACCGAGGTGGAGGGCATCACCGAATACGAATACTGGCAAAAACCCTCGAGAAAGTATCCCCGTGGGCTGGTCCTGCGCGCGATCGGGGAAGGCGAGGACGCCCAGATCCTCATGCTCCCGGAGCAGGGCTTGCCGGGCCCGCTCCCGCTGCTGACCCCCCAGGGCGAATACATCTGGCCGTGGGTGCACATCGGCTACGAACGCTTCGGCGGCCGGCTGTGGCACCGCTCGCCGCTCGAGCACCTGATCGAAAAGCAGAATCAGATCAACCAAATCGACTCGCTGATTCAGCTGATCGTCCAGCGCACCTCGAATCCCGTGTGGCTCGAGCCCAAGGGCGCGGAAGTCAAAAAGTTTACGGGGGAACCCGGGCTGGTCGTGAAATACAACCCGCTGGTCGCCGGAGGCAACGCGAAGCCGGAACGGATCGAGGGCTCCCAGGTGCCGTCGTCCCTGGTGAAGATTCGCGAAATGCTCCTGACGGACATCGAAAACCTCGCCGGCACCTACGACATCGTCAAGGGGCAGAAACCGACGGGCGTGGAAGCGTTCTCGGCCCTGCAACTCCTGGTCGAACGGTCCCAGAGCCGCTACGGCCCGGTGCTGAAGAACCGCGGGAAGGGCTACCGCCGCTGGTATCAGATCGCGCTCGAGATGGAGCGGAAGTGGGGCCCGGTCGAACGCGCGCAGAGCGTCATGGGCCCGAACGGGGCCTACACCCTGGTCCAGTTCCAGAAAGCCGACCTCCTGGGCTCCGTGAAAATCGAAGTCGAGGACGGATCGCAGATGCCGAAAACGTCCCTCGGCAAGCGCGCGGCGGTCGAACAGCTGCGGAATTTTGGCGTCATCAACAGCCAGAACCCGGAAACCGCCTACCGGATCCTGCAGATCTTCGGGCAGACCGACCTCTGGCCGGGCCTCGACGCCAACATCCAATCGGCCCTCCGGGAACAGGACGAATTCGAGAAGTGGGCGATCGCGACGCAATTCCTCGCGCAGCCGCCCCAGCCGATGGTGGGACCGGCCGGCGCCATGGTGGTCGACCCGATGAGCGGTCAGCCCCAGATGCAGGACGTCCCGCCCCAACCGACCCTCCCGCCGCCGGGCGCTGCGAAACGGTGGCATGACCATGCGGTGCACGCTGCGGAGCACCGGAAGTGGGCCAACGGGGACACGATGCAACGGCTGCTGAAGGAAAAGCCGGAAATCGAGCCCTATTTGGACTGGATGATCGCCCAGCACGACATGATCCTGCAGCAGCAGGCCATGGAGCAGGCGGCGATGCAGGGTGGCGCACCGGACCAGCAAAACGGGAAAGACGGCAAGGGCATCGGCGGCGGCCGCGCGATGTCGAACAGCAACCAGGAGAGTGGCAAGCCCGGCGTCGTGGGACAGCCTGGGCAACAGCCGATGTGAGGGGGTCCGATGCGACAGTGGTTTCTGAATCTGAAGTTCGCGACGTTTCGATGGGTGCTACTCGCGCTGCTCACGGTGTTCCCCGCCACCGTGGCCGCGCAAACCTCCCAAGTCAGCTGCACCGACGCCACGAACACGGTCTGCACCGCAAAGAAGTTTCAGCCGTTCGCGTTGACCGCGGACCCGGCGCTGACAACCGACACGGTCGCGACCGTCAAGTGGCGGCTCTACCAGAACGGCACGCGCGTCGCGGAGCTCCCCAACGGTGGCACGGCGCCGGTCTTCACGTTCTCCCAGGGCCTCGGGACCGACGGCGATTACCTGTTCTACCTCGAAGCCATCGGATCGGCCTTCGACTCGAGCGGCCTCCCGATCGAAGTCGCCTCGGGGCCCTCGAATACCGTCAAGGTCACGGTGGTTACGGGGAGTTTGAGTGCGCCGAAGAATCACAAATTAGTTAAGATGGCGCCCTAAGTAACACGCGAATGCCGACGCCCTGGCCGGTCCCTCCGGCCGGCCTGGGCGCTGAGGTGATGCATCGGGGGGTGGATCGCGACCTGTTGTCCCCCCGTTCGGGCCCGGGTGGTAGTTCGGCCTGACCCGGGTTTTTCCTACCTGAAGATCCCCGAAAATATCTTCGGATCTATTCCCCTCCCGAAAACCTGAGCATTGCCATGGCCCATAAGGCTGTGGTTCCCTGTTGTCACCGAAAACCCCGCGGAACTGACCGCGCGCCGGCCGCCAACCGGCGAATCAAAGGTGGGTGTGCATGTTCGACAGGCAGTGGTTCGGCCGACATTTCTTCGGGTTCCTCTGCGATGGAGAGGACTCCGGCGGCGGCGGTGGCAGCACCGCGGTTGCGGAGCCAGCCTACGAAATTCCGGCCGGCGTTCCTCGCGACGGCGATCCTCAGCCGCCCGTGCCCCCGGTGCAGCCACCGGCTACGCCTCCGGCGACCCCGCCGGCCGCGCCGCCGGCACCAACGGGAGGGGCACCCGCAGGCCAGCCGACCGACGAGCAAATCCCGCGTTACCGGCTGGACGAAGTGACGCAGCAGCGGGACCAATTCCGCGCCCTGGTCGAACGGCAGCAGCAGCAGATCGACTTTCTGATGCAGCGGTTCGGGCAGGCGCCGGCCCCGCCGCCGCCGCCACAACCGGCGGCACCGCAGCTGTCCGCCCAGGACATCGCCATTCGCGATCGGATGCTGGCGATCATCCCGGAACTGCAGCGGTTGCCGGAATTGCTCCCGTTCCTCGAGCATCGGGACGCCATCATGGGCGCCGCGGAAGCGGTCCCGACGTGGCGCACGGCTGAAAACCAGTATTGGGACCGCTACGCCAACGACACCGTGGGCTCGATCGCCAACGAAATGGCGACCCTGGTGTTGGGCGAAGGGAAAACCGCTCGCGACCTGGATCCCGAAGCAATCGCCGGGATTCGGGCCGCCTTCACGACCTGGGTAACGCGCGACCCGTCACGAGCCGCGCGCTACGAGCGCGAAGACCCGTCGATTCCCAAGGAATTCTGGTCGCACTACAAGGCCCGGCATTTCGATCCGATTCGTCGCACGCAACAGGCGGCGTTGCTGACTCAGGAGCCCCCTCGGGTTCCGCAGGGCGGCGGCGGCGCTCCGGCAGCGAGTGTGACCCCACCGGCGACCCCGCCGGCCAACAACAACGGGGACGACGACGCGATCCACGGGCGAGCCTGGGGAATGCGCGACACCGTCACCCCTCGGTAGGAGGTTTTCGGCTATGGAAATTGGCGCCGCGCTTTCAGTGCTCGCGACGCTCGCGTTGGTCCTCGGCATGGCATCCGGGGCCAACACGCAGACGATCGGCGGGCTCTACAAGACCGTCTACGAGAATTACGTCGCGGAGATGGTCAACAACAAATTCCCCTTCAAGGAGCTTCTGAAGTGGGAATCGACGGACTTTGCCGGGCAGGACAAGGTCTACAACGCCCACGTGAGCCGGAACGTCAGCCCGATGTGGGTTGGCGAGGATGGCGCGTTCGCGGCGGCTGGCAACCAGGGGTCAATCAAGATTCACGTCGGCCAGCGCAAGCTGATGGCCCGCGTGCGGCTGACCTCCGAAGCGATCCACGACTCGATGAAGTCGGAAGGTGCGTTCCGCTCGGCCCGCAAGGACGAGATGACCCGCATCATCGACGACATCGCGCGCATGGAGGAATACAGCGTCACGGCC